ATCTCAGTAAATATATCTAATGGTGAGATGTCTGCGTAGAAAAATTGTTTATCATGTTTCTCACAAAGTAATCTAACCTGCTCCATTACTGTTCCCTCTAGACGATTAGATCTTGGAGCATAAACAAATCCGTCTTTACTAATGAACCCAACATTAAATCCTGGTCCTTCAGTGATGTATGAATATCTATCTACCAATACAGCAGTATCATAACCACGATCAATCGCTTCCCACTGTGCAAGGTTTAAATCATTCCAAGCAAAGTTTTTCATTTTCTGATCGAAGGAATCATTACGTTTCTGTTTGGCTAAACAAACAGTTGCGTTATTCATTTTATTGAAACCATAATAAGGTTTAGCATACATGAATAAATTTGGATTGCAGTTGATTAAATCTCTTGGGTTACCAGATGTTGGAACCCCACGTGTTACACCAATCCATAGTAGTAAATCATCGACAGGTGCTTGACCCACTAAAGTCTTAAGAACTATTTTAATATCCTCATCACTCCATTGTAGCGGGATTCTCCAGCCAGAGCAAGACGAGACAAACCTTTGTAGGTGTGCGTCTAAATTTTGTATTTGATTATTTTTAACTGCGATAACATCATATGTAGCATCACAATGAATCAATCCCAAGTCGAGGACTGAAACATTCAATTCCTCTACTTTACAATACTTACCATTTTTCCAAGCAGGATAATCAAGCATCTATAAACTCCATTATTTTATTCATTAACGTGAACCTCTGTTCTTCTAGCATAATAGCATGTGTTGAATTGGGGATCACTTCTACACTTAGGTTTTTTATATATTTTGTATTTAAACTATTTTTATTACCCAGATTATTGTTTTCATTTCCCCACTGAGAATAAAATAATTTGACTGGACAATTTATATGATCGAACATGATACGAGGAACTGGTGTAGTCAATTTGGAAGTTATCGCAGAAGCTGACCAAAATGGAACTGTCGTGGATGTATCTAATAATATAGCACCTTTTACATTGGTTTTAACGCAAGAATGTAAAGCTGGAAATGACCCATAACAGAAACCAAATACATAATCAATATTGTGTTGTATAACTAAACTTCTTGATTTATTAAAAACTTCAAAATGGGTATCAGTTCTATCATACTCAGCAGCAAATGTTTCTATATTATTAGAGAGGAACAACTCTTTAAAATTATTTTCAATTGTTGATTTTGAAAATAACGCATCGAATGTTCCATCTCCTTCTCTGGCGAAACCAGAAAGATATAGAAGTTTTGCTTTAGGGTTGGGTGCTACTGTTCTGATTATTCGCACTTGTAATTTCTTCGTATGTTTCAACGAATTCGTCATGCTCAGCAACTGTTTGCGATAGGTTTTGTTTATGATACACTTTAGCCATCTTGTTTACAGTCTTGCGTGATAGTTGATAAGTGTCAGCAACATCTTTAACAATATCTTTAATTAAGTCACGCTCTGCTTCAATTCGTGTAAGTGAATTACTAACTTCACGAATAGCAGCAAAGATTTTCTTACGATCTTCAGGAGATGAGATAGTCATATTATTTCCTTGCAATTCCGATACCACCACCAACTACGCCACCAAGAATAACTGCAGCACACCAAGTGTCAAAGTTAAATGGGATTGCTAGCACAGGGAACAGTGTGTTCAATGACCAGATAGATGCGAATGGCATAATAACCAATACCGCAACAATAATAATTAACAATAAAAACAATTTCATAATGTAAACTCCACTTTAGTTACTGAGTCCCAGCGGAAAGATCTCCACTCGGATTTTTCTGTATCGAAGACTGCCAGTGCGGATCCAGAATTCTTGCGAGTTGAATTGCTGGCTTCTGTTGTTGGCTTATGTTCTGTAGGTATTCGTCCTTCAACGAGAGTGCACCGCATTGCTCTTTCAGTACCATCTTTTTTGGTAAAAGTAACGCACAGGTCTTTGATGTTTTCATCGTGTAGAACTCCGAGTGTCCATGTTTTAAACTCTTCGAATTCTTTTTCATTCTTGAATACTGTTTGGAGTGTCATTATCAAATCTTTCTTTTAATTCATTAATCAATGGTTGGAAAAAATCTTTAAATTCTCTTGAAGAATAAAAAGTAGTGTGTGCACTGTTAGTCAGTTCTCTTCCTTTATCATCGAAAGATACTTGTCTAATAGTAAACTCAACTAGGTCATACTTATGAGATTTCACTTTAATCGTTCGGTGTAAATCTGGACGACTAATTTCAATATCAATATTCATTTAGTTTCCTGTGCTTTGGTTGACGAGTGTACTTCACCTTGGACTCAACAGTACGCAAGCGATACTTTGGTGTCCGTAGATCTTTGGCTACAAAGTTTCTAGGCTTAGGTAAATTATACACGAGTTTCATTTAAATGTCAACTTTTTTCTTTTTCTCTGGATCTTGTAATCTTAGCGATTGCAAGAGATGCTTCTCCGTCAATCATTCTACGTTTGAAAGATCCACGATCGTGAGAATCTCTATGTGGAAATAAAGCCAACATTGTTTTGCTGGGCTTGCTAAGTTTAAAATTCTTGTCAGTTTTCACGCAACTTCCTTAAAAATGTTTGACCAAGTTTGCAACTTCATCAGTTTCTCATGCTTGGCTGTCATGACTGCTGATTCACTAATCATCCCACTATCAATAAGTAGGTCAATCATACACATAAGATCACCAAGTTCTTCTTCAAGGTGTTCTCTGTTTGTTTGGTTATTAAACTCATCGTCCATTCCAAACCGAAATACTTTACTGATGGCTTGTGTAACCTCAGCACATTCTTCTTGCGTAATCAAAAGAATTTCTTGATTCGCTTCATTAATTTGTTTCATTTTCATAAACTTATTCATTTCTACTGCTCTCCATAATATTCGGCATCAGCATCATAAGACATTTGCTCATACTGCTTTTGCAATTCAATTTGTTCTAATTCTTCCAACTCTTCTTCTGGCGTCATATTTATCATAATCAATTCTCCATTCTATACAATAATTATACCCTAAACTTGAATTATTGTAAAGCGAAATGTAAAAAACCCTGCAAAGTGCAGGGTTATTCCTAAGTAGTTGATTCTAGTGGAGTTTTATTTACTTGTAGCTCTGTAGATACCGTCCCAGTCTTTTGGAAGGGTTTTCTCTTTCATTTCGTTACAACGATCTATCCAAATTTCATAGTAGTGATCCATGAACCCACCGAAAGCACCCTTAAGATCGTTACAATATTTAATTGCAGCATCAAACTTTTGCATACGATAAAGTTCAAGCATCTTTTCATGCGCCTTTGACTCAGGAACATATGCAGTTATTTTCATTAGATCTACATGACGACCGAGAACTGTATAAATGTTTAAGCCGACATTCTTTCCTTTGACAGCAATACAATCAAGTTCAAGTGTTGCATATTCATCTTCAACCAGCTTGTTTGTTTCTGGTCCAATGATTAATAAAACACCATATCCTTTAGTTTGTCCTTCAAGTCTTGCTGCTGTTGATACTGAATCACCAAGCACATCATAGCCAAACTTTTCTTTCGATCCAATATTTCCTACGAGAGTTGGACCAGTGTTAACACCAGCACCCATACCAACAGGTGGTCTTCCAGTTGCAGTTAATTCCACGTTAAACTCCTTTATGGCTTCAATCATTTCGAGTGCAGTTTGTACTGCAGTTTTTGCATGGTTAACATCAGATATTGGAGCACCATGAATATGCAAACTTGCATCACCAATAAATTTGATTAGCGTTCCATTATTCTTTAACACAGGAACACTTAACGCTGTCATGTAGTCGTTCATGATTTTAGTCAATCCTTCTACATCTTCACCATACGATTCACCCAACGAAGTGAAACCACGTAAGTCTGTCATAACAATACTTAAATCTCTTTTCTCACCACCAAGTCTAATTAGACTTGGATCTTTCTGAAGCATCTCAACTATTGTTGGGTTGACGTAGCTGCCGAACTGTTTCTTAATTTGGAGCTTTTGGCGCAACTCGACAAGGAATTTGACGATGTATCCATGGAAGCTGCAGATCCCAATGGTAAGAATCGGGAAGACAGCATCAAGTAGATACTGAGATCGAAGAAATAATTCCATACCACCATAATAGGTAAAGAATCCCAAAAGGATTGCGAAGATGTAGCCATGAGTGAACCTTGTTAGATAGATTGAGAGAACTACTGCCACTATCATAAATGCTAACTCTGCTAACAGTGCCCACTCTGGTCTGCTTATGTTAGTACCACTTATTAATGTATCTAAAACTGATGCTTGAACGTAATGCGGATAGACTGCTCCTCCAGCCATGGCGACTGGATTGTTAAGACCTTTAGCTGTAAGCCCGACAATGACGATTGCGCCCCCAAAGTCTTTTGGTAATTTACTTGCTGAGTGTACGGTAGGTTGCTTGGTTGCATCAACCCAAATTCTACCGAGTTCATCGGTTGAGATTTTTCCAAACTTAGGAATTCTGACTGCTTGAATTCTTCCTTCATCGACTTTAACTTGAAAGCTGGGATCTCCTGATGCAACTCGCAATGTGTCCAAACTAATACTAGGGAACAGCTGTCCATTAGAATTGACGACCATTGGAATTCTTCTGGTGACGCCATCGATTTCTGGAAGGGTATTAACAACACCAATACCAGCAGCAGTTTGGTTAAGTTCTCTGATATTCGGATCGATGTTTGCATATTTAATTCCTGTATGTTCAGCATTACCACCAATTACCGAAACTCCTGGACGGAATGGTAGTGGTTTATCTGTAAGATATTTGTCAGTTGTTGCTACATGAGGTAATACTACTGGATATTTCTTTAATGTATTAACAAGATTAGCATCTTGAGAAAAACGATCGAGATCAGGCATGAAAATATTAAACACAACAAGACCAGCATTGCGTTTATACAAATCTTCGATAATTTTTGCGTACTCTCCACGAGGGAATGGAAATTGTCCTTTTTGTTGAATATAGGCATCGTCTATGTTCACAACATGAACCTGCTCTGAGGTAGTTGTGCCTTTACTTGTTATTAGTTGATCAAAATAACGAAGACGAACTGACTCTACAAAAGAGGGATCAGCTAAACGAATACAAACCATGAGCACTAGGGTTACTAGTGCCATCCATGGCGAGAGCAGTTTTTTCATTTATTTTTGTAACAAGTTTCTAATTATTTCAATGTTTGATTCTTTCGCTTGAATTGTGCGATAAGGCATTTTACGAAATAATTCTCTTAGAGTTTCAATATTATACATTTTAGTTCTCCACTAATTTATTTACAAAGTTTAAAAGTAATTGATGGTGACGACCACCATTATAGTATTTATGTATGTATTGCCAAGGTTTTTTAAACCAGTATTCTGGTGCTTCAGGATGACATCCGATTAAACCAACCCTACCTTGTATAATAGCCATTGGATTACCATTAGCATATCGAGCAATAGTTTTAAATTTAGTTTC